AATACAGCTCTTCCCCAATGCGCTGAATTGCCGCGCCGTTCATCTGGAACGTCAGCGTTTGAAACTGATCTTCGTCGTCGTAATACAGCCTGCCCGTGGCGTCAATGACGGTGGCGGTGGTGTCGAACTGGATAAAGTCGGGCGACGAGATACCGCCTGTTACGCCCGACATCGACGTGATGTCCGAGTTGGCACCTGATGCGGCTGCGCCTAGATTAGTGCGTGCGCCAGAGGCTGTAGTGGCGCCTGTGCCGCCGTTATCAACGTCTAGGGTTCCGGCTAGGGTGATGGTGCCGGACGTTGTTACAGGGCCGCCAGAGGTCGTTAAACCCGTCGTGCCGCCCGATACATTGACCGATGTGACCGTGCCTGACCCGCCGCCGCCTTGGTTGGCCTTGTTAAGCAGGTTTAGGAAAAACCGATACCAGTCACGCGAGACAAGACCCGTCCGGTCGTCAGTAATCGGCGACTGATTCTTGGGTATTTGCGGTTCGTTATCTGGGTTAGGCATTGGTGCCGGACAAAGCGAGTTCGGCACCCATAATGGCGATCTTGACGGGGTCAGTGCCTGATACCTCGTACACGCGGTCACGCAGCTTGTCAGTCATGCCCAACCGACGCCAGAACGCTCTGAATCCGTAATTGCCCATTTTGCCCATGCCCGCCCACTTCTCGTTTGACCATGTGTGGCCGCCGTCATCTGAGAAGCGCAGCATGACCTGTGGGTCGTTGCCTTGGCCGATGACCAATCCAACACCTGTCTCGCATTCAAGCTGCAAGGCGTGCTGGGCGGTACGCTTTAAGTTGTTCTGGCCGGTAGGCAGCGCTCGCCACGACCGCAGCCACTTTTGTGGCAGCGTATCGTCAGCAAACACGTCGAGATCGTAAGCGTAAATCTTGCCGTTCTGGAAGTCGCCGACAACCACTTCGTTGTTAAAGAACATCTGGCAGTTCGCACGGTGACGGATAAACTGCCCGTTGGCAAATCCCGCACGCTCATGCCAGGCTTGTGTGGCCACATCGAACACCCAAGTCTTCTGAGCAGTCGGAAAGGTCAGCACGTAGAAAGCGTGGCCGTCTTGCTGGTAGGTGAAAGCGATTGCGTCTGAGATGGTGCCGTAGCTCTGGATGGCAAACTCAACCGCGTGGGTCGAAATGCGCTGGCCGGTGTAGCCGTTGGCACGGAACACCACGCCTTGACCACGGGCGTCTGACCCCAACCAGAACAGCGAGTTGTCCATCTTAGCCACTGAGAAGGTTGCAGCGCACCCGATTTCGTTGACTGCACCTTGGATGCGAGCCAAAGGGAACGGCGTGTCGCCAGCGTTGTACCAGACTTCAACCGATTGGGTGCCAAACAGCCACACTTCGCGGTGATCGACAAACAGCGACACCAAGTTGTCTGGCATACCTTCGGCGCTAGCAAACGACAGCGGGTCGAGCTGGGTGCCGTCAAGCAGTTCAGACGTCCAGAATTTCTGGGAGTTTGGCTCTTGGAAAACGAAATAGCCGTCCAAATAGCCCACAGTCACGGCGCCTGGAAAGTCCACGTCCGTAATTTCGGCGTACTCTTCAGTCGACGCGTCGTAAATGTAGCCGTCAGGGTTGGCCGCAATAAAGAGCTGCGTGCCGTTATCCACCATTGACACGGGGCCAGTGCCGCTGACGTTACCTAGCGGTATCGATGTCCAATCGCTCGATATGCGGTAGAGCTTGCTGCCTGAGACAGCGTAGCCGTAGTTGCCGTACTGCCACAACCCACGGATGGGGCCGGTGCCCACGGTCGCCAACTTACGCAAGCCTGGCGCCCGGTTCAAAAACGCAGGCTCCATACCTTCTGGCGCCGGGGTAGCTTCTGGGTACAGGTTCACCATGCGGCTATCCGCAGCGTTAACGCTGCGAGCCACATACGATTGGCCGAGGATAGGTGTTTTCATGTCGCCCCTAACTTACGGAAGCCTTTGCCAGTAGACCACAACCAATCACCTAGCCGAGCAGCTAACTGAGGGGGAAAAAACTTGTCGTGCGCGGGCGAATACATGCGCTTAGTGCGCACGTTAACTTCAACCCAACGAGAACGAAAAGTAAATTCCATCAATAATTGCCAGCGTAAATGTTAAAGCGCTGACGAGTAGCGATCAACGAGTACGGCATGGACATCACGTCATCAGGATTGTTGATGCGCTTGAGGTTACGCTTAGACGTCATGGCGATACGCTGCACTTGCGGCATAGGCTCAACACCAAACTCGTTGGCAATTTCCATCGCCAAGTTGTACTTGAATGCGCGCAAATAACCCGGCGGGAACGACAGCACGGTGTTCAAGGTTGCAGGCTTAGTCAGCTGCTGCACCGACACAAAGTGCCACTCCAGAACCCTTGTGGGTTGGGGGTAAATCGTCATGGTAATGTCTGGGAACGTATTGTTCACAAACATAACCTGCGGGTAGGTGCTGGTAACCGTCTTGACCGCAATGCCGTTGTACTGCTGTTGATTAATCAACTTGATGCCGTAGGACACGTTGGTGCTAGCGTCACGGAAGTACGTTGCGTCGTCAATCAGAACGGGGCGGTTGCCGATAAAGTTGCCGCTAGGCCCAAGCGTACGGGTGATCTCGCCAGGCGGCCAGTTAAACACCTGATCTTCGGTGCAAAACACGGCTAGGCGCTCAGTATTCCACGAATCAATCATCTGATTCATGGCGGATAACGCATCTTGTGCTGCCTGCGGGGATGGCTCTTCACCTTCAGCCAGCTGGCCTATGAGCCGAAGCGACGCTTTAATCTGGTCGAAGGCGGTTGCCATTTACACTCCTTTAAGCTGCCGCCTCTACAGTGGTGCGGCTACGACGACGTTTAACTTCCAGTTCATTGGCTGGTGCCGCCGCTTCAGGAGCTGAAGACGTGTCGGGATTATACCGAAGCCAGCCATTTTGTTCATCAAATTCGGCTTCTAGCTCCATAGTGGCGACTTTGGTGCCGTGAACTGGGTGCTGTAAATAAATAGGCATGAGAGAACGGGGCCGAAGCCCCGCCTTTTAATTAGCGGCGATTAAACCGACAGTTTCAAGACGCGATTCAACTTGAGCAAGGCGGGCTTGCAAGTTGGCGATTACAGCCAAAACAGTATTACCTTCGTCTTTGGTTGCAAAGCCAAAAGGGGTAGTCTGAGTCAAGTCTTGAATTGCAAAATCAAGCGTGCCTGGTGCAGTGCTGGTAATTGAGGTCAACTGAGTAGTCAAGGCAGCGCCTTGAACTACGGGGGTTGTACCGTAAAAACCAGCGGTGCCGCCAGATTTGCCCATAATTGCGCCGTCAAGTTGCGCGTCTTCAAACGCGACGCCTACAGCTTTTGTATTTGGCATGATTTATCCTTTAAAAATGGGGGCCGAAGCCCCCATAGCATTAAGAAATGCGGTAGCAAGTCCAAGTACCGTCGCCGGTCTTGCGGGCACGGAAGTGACCTGAAGTAGTTTCAGTCACCACCATGTTGCCGACCAGAGTCCAGCCAGTAGCTGTTGCAACCGTTACGTCGTCAGTACCAGCATCGATATTGATAACGAAGAAGTCAAACGCTGCGTTAACTTTAGATGCGCTAGACACGCCTGCTTCCAGATCAGCAACGGTTGGCAGAGTCAGATTGCCAGCAGTGCCGTTGAAAGTGAACAGACCATTTGCAAGTTGAGCAGCAGTTGCGGTTGCAGCTGCGGTCAGTGCAGTTGGCGCGCCCTGAACAAACAGTTGAGCTTCACCAGTATTGCCATCGCCGAGCTGGTAGCCACCAGCACCATTAGGAAGAGCCATGATAAATATCCTTTAAAAAATGTTGTTAATGGGGGCCGAAGCCCCCACCAAGACTTAACCCCACATGCGGCAAGCCATTTGCGGACGGATCGTGCTAAAGCCGTACAGCACGTCAATACGGCAAGGCAGACGGTCGTTGTTGATGTCGTACTGACGAACAACACGCAGCGAGATGCCGTTGTGTACTTGACGCGAAGCCATGTCGACGCCTTGTGGCAGCAACAGGTCGGCGGTAGCGAAAGTGATCGCATCCTTATGGTAAATAAGGTTCTGAGCGTACTGGCTGCTAGCTGCACCCAAGAAGGTGACGGCTTTGCCGGTAGCAGGCAGAGCGGTCATGGTGGCCAGAGCGTGGCTTGCCGAGTACATCGGTGCCACAGTCACAGTCCAAGTACCAG